ACGGCAATGGAATACATTTGAACGGATAGAAAATTATAATTTTATTGTTCTGAACAAGCTTGCTACAATTATCCCTAGCGCCCCTGGTCAACTTGACGGGTCCGTTTTTTTAAGACCTGCAGACTATGATGAAAAAATCGATTATATAAAAGGACAACTCGCGCATATAGCCCGGTACCCTGATATTTCCGATTTTTTGGTACCGTACGCAAATAGAGAAATTCCGTATTCACAATCAACAATTTCATCTTTTTTTTCGACCTTCACATCCACCATGACAGTACCTATAACCTACACATCCACATATACATCAACATATATGTCATCTATGTTGTCCATTGTACAACATCTACCGTATAACCCCGTATACGGACCTCCTACGCAAATAATTCCTGTATCGAGTGACTACTCTGAGATTCTACAAAAACGAAAAGCTCGAAATCTATATATTAGCGTTAGCAGCTTTACTGCTAAATATCCCAAATCACCTTATAAATTTAGTAGTTCAGACGAATATCTTTTGTATAAAAAATACCGCGATACCAATTGTTAAACGACCGGTTTTACTAGCTCAACAACAGTCTTCCAATCCTCACGAAACTTCAAACGAGCGCCTGTAAGGTTCCCCTCTGATGTAACTAGCTCTTCACCTGGAATTCTCTCGAGATCGCCAATATAAATAGGGCTCTCAAGATTGTATGTGTATACGCGACCCTTCATTGAGTCAATAAGATAAACGATACCGCTAATCGATGCACGAACAAATGTGCGGGTCGACATTCTTACATGTCTGGACTTTATGAATGGTCATTCAAGTTTTTAGGTGCTTTCCACAAAAAGTTCCATTTGTAGCCCTGTTCTTACACCGGTCGCCCGTTGTCAAGGTTTCCTGACAACGAACATCATCGGAGACGGCACCTGGCTTACGTCCCCGCTTTGTGGTGGCTTCAGTTACGCCCGTCGAAGACTCCAGAATAGTTGCCATATCGCGCAGGTGCTTAACGAGAGAGTCGGTTTGCTTCTTCGTTAGCATCTTATATTTATAGAATCGTGTACGTCTTTAACCCTTTTTAATCTGCGAATTTGAATGATAATTAAAAGCATGGTTACGAATAATGGAGCCCAAAGATGAAGGACTAGAAAATATACGAAAAATATTAAAACCTATCAAATCATCGCTAATCGATTTATTTATATCATTGGCACGAATCTTGTTTTTTTGGCTCCCCGGTGGCGATGTATCAAAGGGGCAGGCGCTAATGATTTTACATTTCGTTGGCGGATGTTTATTTTATACAATTTATTTCACATTGCGCTCGCTTCACCCGGTGCGGCTATTTATCTTTTTCGGCTTCGTGTTGATTGTTCTTCAACAAGTGGTATTTAGAGGTTGCGTTATGACTAAAGCTGAGCAGAAACTTACTGGCTCGAACGATACGGTACTCGACCCTTGGATACGTCTCTGTGGATTAGATCCTACTCGCGAGCTACGAATCATGACAAATTTTGCTATCGTGGGTTGTATGAGTTTAACTCTTCTTATGAACACAATTTTGGAGCAAATTTACCTTGTATAAGTAGATAGATGTCGTTTCCTCTTCTTACAACGGCACAATACGATGCTACTAAGTATACGCCTGTTGGAACGGTTATGCTAAACCGCGTTGAAGGCTTATCGCTGCTGCGCAATGTGTTCGCCGGATTCGGCGCGCTTTTCGGTGGCAAGAACACACTTATTCAGGAGGCTGTAGACCGACTCCAGGCGCGCGGTCTCCAGGAGTTCACAACCAAGGTTCAGACAACGTATCCCAATACAACTATGGTTGTAGCGCTTCACACGGATATTTCTGAGGTCGGGCGTGATGAGCAGGCAACCTTCATGGTGATGACGATTACCGGAACATGCCTAGTTCCGATTGGACAGACGGGTGGTCGCCGTCGCAAGAATCGCACCATCAAGAGACGCTAAACTGCGAGCAGAAACTGTATATTAAGCTATTAAATAGTTTATTATACGTTCAATTGTGGATACCATGTTTTAATTTCATTTATCCGTCGCGCGTGTACTACGACCAGCAATGTAACTAGACAGATTAAAAGGCTACCGAATAAAAACGCATATCCATTGCGTATACCCGATACGGGGGATCGCATCTTCGGATCAGATAGAACCACTATGATTGTTACACCCACTATTGCCGCTACGGCACCGGCGGCGTAGAGGGACTCATCCCTGATTTTTTGGTCACTGGCGCCCAAATCGCTTACAAACTTCTCCTTTATCGGTTTACCCGACTTATCTACACGTGGCGGCGCCTGCGGGTCGTATTTCGTATCCGCTGAAACCTGTGCATTGATACTTGTCATATTCTTTGACAGATTATTAAGATGACGCGGGTCATTTGGACGAATATCGGAAGGGTGCGCAGCGTTCGCATCGACAGTAACACTTGTGCCTGCCTGCATCTACCTATAACCGACGACGATATCTTCTAGTTCTGCTTCTGCGCCTAGAACCTCCCTTTATAGGTCCGGCTGGACCCGATGCAGCCCAGTGATTGGGTGTAATAGGCGTCCCCGTAATAGGCGAATACGAAGCCCCATAATTGTCATTCGGTCTCTGATGATACGCCACTTCGGGTAAGCCACTTACACGCGCGGCTTCGACTGCTAACGCATACTGTGTAGCCGGGAAAGGTGAACTCGCCCACGGTCCTGTTGACTGGGGATTTGTATAGAGTCCTCCATTGGCTAGCGCGGCGGGTGCGGCTGTGTTTGGTCCCCACTGATATGATTGAGGAAACGGCTCCCAACGCCCCCAACCGGTTGTGGGAAGAATAGCGGATAGACCACCTGGTTGTGATGGTGTTAGTTGTTGTGGGCTCAATAATAGTGCACCACCGCGCGCTCTCGTTTTGGAACGCCGATTTGTTCTTCTTTTTGTGCCTCTTCGCATCCTCCTATTTTAGGCTTAAACATTTGTGGTGGAACAGGTTGTATACATGGACATTAGCGGAACCGAGAAAAAATCTGTACGCGCCCGCCGTATGGTCCAGGATGTTATTGAGGCTCTTAAAACTGAGGCTCCGGCTGTTGTTGCCTCTAAATTTGACGAGTATCAGAAAGAGTTTCCTACACTTTTTGCCACCCTTCTCCGTCAGGACTACCCGCCCGACGTCCTCGAGATGATGCTTTCGCGGCTTGAGGCGCGGGAAGACGGGAAAACAACGCAACACGATGCCTCTGTTGCCGTGGGGACGGTTCTGGTCGATCGGTTTGTAAAGCCTCAGATGCAGTCCCCCGCCAAGTAATCGCGTTTACATGAGGACCGACAAGTTCACGAATCTCATCGTCGATTGTTTTTAGTTTCCATTCAGGGTCGCTCCATTTCGGATTAATCGACTCGTTGTGGTCAATACACCATTGAAGAGAACGTTCTACGTTCTGCTCTATGTACTCACGAATCTCTCTGTCATTCGGCTTTCCAATAAGTTTTAATGTCTTCAAGATAATTTCTGCCTCCTGAAATGCTATTATCTCCTGTATCATCAACATCGTCTGATTCCACGCCAGATCGGGCTTGTTAGTTAGAAAGGATACAATCGTCTCACCCTTCAAATTCCGCTCAATGGCTGCGCGGAACAGCTCATCCGTTTCGGAATCTAAACCCAGAAAGCCCTTACAAATAATGTAACGTTCAGCGTTACCACCACGACTGGTTCGCGGCTTAATGATAGACCATTCGCGAAAACTGCGTGTTACAACCCACAACAGCTCCAATGTAGGACGAAGAATTGTGTCGAATATTTTCACTAGTATAACTCCGCCGCGCTGTATGCTTTTTAATCCAAGATAGAATTCGGCAGTTAGTAAAGGAAGAATCGTCTCCTCCTGTGCATTAAAGTCTGAGCTGAAGTCAAATCCGCCATCCGCTGTATAAATATGCGCTTTTGCCTCGCCTTGGCGCGCAACAAAGTTATCTATGTTTTCTATCTTTAGCAAATTACCGGTGTCATCTGCACCGTACGTAATATTGATTTGTGGGTGTTTGTTCAGAAAGGCAGATGTCTTGCGCCAGCCAGGAATATTCTTACTCGTTGAGCGTAGCGTGATTGCTTGCGTATATCGTACCTTATCCATAGCATCATGAATCGCCTCAATAAATCCACCGGGTCCCTCAGCAGCATGAGCGGTAATTAGTCCACCGTCGCGCTCTGCTAAGATAGATAGTTCCTTTTGTAGGTCCGCACCAAGCCACAGTTCGAGCATCTTAAAATAGGAACGGGACAGTGGTATCCGTGATGCCACTGAGCGGCTCATGCGCCTGTTCAATGACAGAAAGATATATTCGTAAGGATTAGTGATTTTCTTATAATCGTCCCACACTCCCTGATTATAGATGAGGTCAATCTGATTTTTAACCTCGGCTGTGCGGGTTAAGGTTGGTGAACACAACCACTGCTCGTATTGAGGGTCCTCTTTTACTGTTTCAATCAAGTATGTCTGTTTCTTAGTAGGCGGACCGCCTGACCACCAGACCCATGGTGGTTTGTTTGCGACATTTGCATGTTCCATACAGGTCATGTTCGCGTTGTCTTTAGCCTTCAAACTTATCGGTAATTTATTGCTAAACGACTATAACGAAAGAATACTTGCTACTGTATGTCAGTATTGAGTCGACGATTCGTATAGAGACCTAAGTAAGCGCCCCCTAAACTTATTTCTGACGTCTGGTGCGAGATCGCCTACAAGTCTTACTGCGCCGACCCGCATTTTGCTTACATGGTCTGGGTATGCGACAACTAAAGTTTTTAGGGCATGTGTTGCCTATATTCGGCTTATACTGTGACATATTCATGTATCTCCATTTAGGGTAGAGCACATTAAACGCGTCTTTTGGAGCAGTTGGCTTCTTTACGTCATCCACCACTGTATACACGATATCGTTGTTTGTAATCTTTGTTAGAGTATCGCCTTCCGCGTTTTCTGGCTGAAAAGCCGACTGAAGAAACTGCGAATGTGTAAAAATAATCGCTCTGTACACACCGTCAGGTCCTTGTCCAAAGAACTCTGGATTCTGTCGTGCCCACTCAATAAAGGACGGAAAATTCGACTTATTTACCCACCCTTGCTTATCTCTTGCGTCTTTTCCCAGATTTATCAGCTCTGCTATATCCGGTAGGGCTTCGTCTTTGTAAACCTGTAGTTGCTTTTCTTTTGTGAATGCCAGATTATCGGGAGAATATCCTCTTTCGCCCACGAACGGCATAATATTGATTGGCATGTGTTCGTGGACCGCAAGCATATAAAATGCCGTCATCTGGGACCGCATTAAATCTGATGCACCCACCGTGTAGTTCATCTTTTTGGTCTCTACACCCAGCGCTTCCGCGCGCTTTAAAAGTAACTCTTTGAGCGCCGGATACAGTGCGACACTTATCTGACGACCCTTGGTTGTCAATTCAGGATCTCTGTAGGTCGCTTGCGTTAGTTTACTAACATGCTGCCATGCGTTTGCGCATGACTCACCGTGACGTACAAAAATTAGTTCGAAGCGCATTTTATTATATCCCTATAGTAGATATCGTAAATACATGCTTACAGAAAAACTGTCAATCGTATGACAAATACAAACGACTTTAACGAATTATGAGGTCTATTCTGTATCTATGTCTGTCCATTACATCGATTTGAAAAAAACCGAGGCAGTGCTATGCGACGCGACTATTCGTATAGAAACAACTGTTCCGTGTGTAGTGAAAGAAATTCTAGCAAATACGATTACGCTTGAATTTCCTATAAGGGCTCCACCCACCTTCAATGACTATGTAATTGACTGGGACCGTTTCAATCAGATAAATTATATACGATAACCTTTGTACTTCATGTAGAGTTTTATGATTTTTTGTGGGTCACCCTCCATTATCATAGAGAGTCCGTCACGCGGCGTCCAGAGCGCCATATCATCCTTTTCAATGATGTCTTTTGGCATTGAGATGGTTAGATGCGGATTCGCACGCAGTTTATCTAACTTCGCTTTTGCTTTAAGATAGACCGTGTAGTCTACTTTGCCTTCAAAAATGTGATACTGGTAATGGAAATGCGCCGGTAAATCGTCATGTTTACCGGCGACAACTAAGTTGGGTATCTCACGTAGACCTGTCACATCATCAATATCTATACGCGACTCTTCTGCAACTTCACGACGCACACCCTCACGCAGTAACGCGTGTAGTTGTGCTTTAGCAGTTCTATGATGCGATTTTATGTCTTCATACTCTTTGTATTCAACCTGTCCCTTTGGTGGGTCCCAGCTTGCGGGTCCTTTTATTGCAACGTCGTGAACTAATATATAAACTGGTTCTGCCTCGGCTGGAGGCGTATTTATGACCTCTAGAAAGGTGGCTGTGCGCAAGAATACTCTGTTTCTAGATTCTGGTAATTCAACATAGACATATTGTTTATTGAATCGCTTGAAATCGTGTGCTCCAAACAGTATACCGGGAACGTAGAGATTCCACCCTTTGTTACGCGCACCGGTAAATTTTAGTTTTTCGCCGTCTACAGAGATCTCCATAGCCCCCCTGCTTTTTGGTGTTTTTATTCTAAGATGGCGGGTAGACCCTGCTTTATCAGACACTTACGATAAAGGGAAACCAACGTATCGACTTCTTGGACGCTCAAGGCAGCATATCCTGCCTTGTACGAGCGCCACATCTTTCTACATCCATCCAGACAGACATCAACGTTGCCACGTTCATAGCTGTGACTAATAACTAGTTGCAGTGGGTAGCTTGGATTGTCTTTTAACCAAACATAGTTTGTTACCATCTGATTGTAATCAGCATAGTATACGTCGAATAGGTCTGGATTTTCAAGATAGACGCAGCAAAAGAGCTGCTCGTCGGCATGACCGTAGCCCTGCTCTAAATACGAGAAGAACTGTGTCTCAACCTTGTTACAGAAAGGATACAGATACTCTTTTTTACCAGTGAAGAATCCGCTACATAGCGACGATGGACCACCGCAACTGAAAAATTCGACTGGATTTTTTGCGAGGCTCAGTGGATAATAATCAATATAGCAGGTGGATACCTTTTCCCGCAGTAAGTTGTAGGCTGCATCTATTTCTATCAAATTTTTGTAGCCCATCCGTTCAATACAGATGTTTAACCAGGAAAAGTGTGTGGAATTAAATGGATTCTTATCCATTATAGTCTTAAGCATAGCATAGCGCGACATACAAAAAAGATAATAAGAGGCTGTGTTACGCGCATCGTGACACTTATTCACTTTGCGATTTTCTAGAATTTTTCCGCGGTAGCGCGTTAAGGGAAAGTCTTCAAAACTCATCGGAACATAGTATGTCTTATGCTTGAGATAATCGGGGCGCATCGATTTTAATTCTTCCAAATTTTCGGGTTCGCAGAAAACCACCAAATTGTGGTCAATTGACATCGTTGCAGTTGCGTTGCTTAGATAATGGGTCTTCGGACGGTCTATAATTTCTTTAGAAGCATCTGGCATTTTTGTTAGGTCAAAATATCCAGTTACAACTGTATAGTTGGTCTCATTTACGACAGGAGTAAAATGTAGCGGATAGAACTGAATGATACCTGTGCCAGCCCAGTGACCTAGCTCGGTCAAATCTTTCTTATAGTGTGTAGGAATCTTGTACCAGAAGTTATCGCGCATGCACTTGAAGTACCAGATATCGTCGCATATAACAAAACCCTGATATTGCTTCTCTTTTAACCAATTGTAAAAATCGTACTCTAGCGTACCATTATGAGGATCTATATCTATAAATACGAACGCAGCGTTTAAAATATATGTCTCCCATTTTGCGCGTCCCTCTGGGCTCATAAGATTATCGGTAGAATATGTTATGTTGGGTAACTCCGCGAGTGGATACTTGTGCTCAATATCAAATGAATAGACATGATTCTTCTGATTATATGACAGTGCTAGAGCAGAAGCGCCCCGGTGCGTTCCTATATCAATGATATCTCTATTGTTAAATTTTGTGGAAAGATAGGCTAGTAGTTTGTAGTGCTCCTTTCCGGCATCCCCGAAAAATTCTGACGCATTGATTTGCGAACCCGCGATGGCTGCACGGAGTGGTTCTAAATCAACTAATTCGATGTAGTGCTTCTTAAAGTCTAACATTACTATGTAATATAGATTTTTGCTTAAGTAAATTTGTTTTGATAGAATAGAATAATGTCTGCTCCCGCCGCCGCCGCCGCCGCCGCTGACGCCGCTGTAGTAGAACGTTATATTAATATAACTGATGTTATTAAAAGGGCTAATATTGAAATTGAGCAATGTACTCGTATAGCTACAACCTCTGAGCCAAAACTTCAAAAAATGTATGCTACAGCAGCTGTACTTAACATTATGCTTATCCTGAAAGATCTATCGGATGGACGCGAGGCTCTGTTAGAGGAGGAGAGACTCGAGCGTGAGCAGCTCAAAAGCTCCAAGGATATTTGTTTTAAACCAGTTTTTGTGGGAATAATAAATAAAATTAAAATGATGCATATTATGATTCAAAATATGGTCAGAATATACAATATAGATTATAACAATTATAAGTATATCATCGATGAAGCCATTATACCTGAGGAAATGTATACGGCGCCGACCACCGAAGATAGGCTTTACAAATCAGAGCCGAACGCGAGCGGCGCCTTCACGGGCACGGACGTGGAGCCAGCCTGGCTCATAGGGCGAGGAAAGGAAGGTACTCTGTACGGTTTTGGTTTACCACCACCCGCTGAGGACAAAGCAGCTACTGGTGGCTTCCGTAAATCTCGTAGAAATATTCGCAAAAGTATAAAACGAATTTCTACGCGCAGAAATTAGTATCTGTATAAAATCTACCACCATGATATAAATGAGCAGCAAGCAGTACCACGCGACATGGAAGGGGGTGATGGGTTGGGCGGAGGGCGAGTTGGAGCATGTTGGGCGTATCGCCGCGGTTGAAGATCCCGATCTGCAATACTCCTATGCGATGAGCACCGTCAACGGTATGCTACACTTACGTGATGCACTGTTCGAGTTGGTGAACGACCCCGACTATAAGGAGAAGAAGGTTGATTTGCTGCGCTTACACGACCAGGTTGTGCGCGCGACGAAGCACTTAATAAAGGACTACGATGTCGACTTGAACGCCATCAAGAAGTTCAATACGCGCGGCGTCTTAGGTAGCCTAAACTACCTTGGCATGAACAATAATAAGAATAATACGAAGAAGAATAAGAATAAGAATAATAATACACGTAAGAACAAGAATAAGCAGCGCGGAGGCTGAGGCGGGCGCATCTATGGTTAAACGTTAACTCTTGTTCTTAGCCAACAGTTTCGACTGGGGCTGTATGAAGACACCGTCAATAATCATTTATATGAGCGACTTTGTCTGACCTCTGAACAAAAATAGGGTTTACGTATGTATTTTAAAACCACAGGAATTAAAAATTTCTATGGTTTTCTATTTTTGTTGTTTATTTTAGTTTGATTTATTTACTCGTCCACCAGAACGATATCCATATCAGGAATGGCTTCCGCCGCTGCTGTGCCCATAGGCAACATTGACGGCTCAATCGCAAGATTGTCTGTTGCGCAGTAGCCCCCCTCCTTTCTATACAGAACCTCGTCAATCTGCGCATCATCCAGAGGTGCTGACTCGTATTCAGGGTCGAAGCGAGTATCTTCTGGCGCCTCATCGACGAACTTCATGAGCGCCTCCTCGTCCAGCAGGATTTGACTGAATGAGGTTCCGCCGCGGATGGGCTGACCAGTCATGATGTTCGCCGATACACCCGTAATAGGGTCAAGTTCGCCGTACAGAGCGGCGCGCAACATGATGTCCTCCGTCTGCTCAAAGGAGGCTTTCGCCAGAGGACCAATATTGTTCTTGTTGATACCGTAGCGGTCAACTGACATCAGGCGACCACGCGATGCCATCACGTCGCACAACAGACACAAGTGGCGGTAGTTTACGTACGTCTCTTCGAACAGAGTGCTGATTTCCTTGAACAGAACTGCGCGCGTTGCCTCAATACCGAGGTTCTCGAAGACGTCGTGCACGTTGTTCGAGTATAGCTTGGATGAATCCACATCAGGGTGGCACATTACATCTAAGAAGTTTGAACCATCCGTATCAAGGACAAACTGCTCGACCGCGGCATACTTGTCGCCAACAAGTTCATACTGGTCGTTCGTCTTGTTAAACGTAACCGCGCGCAGACCAGGTACACCGCGCACGATGGTGCCCATCAGTATCTTATTCTGAAGCATCTTGAGTTGGTTTAGCGAGTTCAACGGGTCCGTATCCTTCTCGTTCAAGCGCATACGGAAGACCAGGCGGGTGGCATTGTAATCACTGTAGACCGTGGATACCTCCGTATCGAATTTCTGGTTCAGAACGAAGGCGACGTCATCCATCGTAATGTTCTTGCTAAACATCTTCTCGCGGTCTAGCTCGAGGCGAAGAATCCACGGGCTGCGCACCTTAACATGTTCAACGGGGGCGGCAACTTCGCCTGACGCAGCCGCATCCGTCTCATCTTCAGGCTCCTCCTCCTCTTCTGCTGCCTCCTCGAGCTCTTCTTCGTTGAGACTCTTTTCGTAGCCCGCATAGAATGCGAGCCATTCCGCATCTTCGGCAATTAGAGTGGCGTCGTCTCGCGGGTCAAAGTAGATACGCGCAACTGTCGTAAGGTCCTGTAAGACCGTGAACTCTAGTTCCTGCGCCACGCGGCGTGCCTCGTCCTTAGAGCCGCGCAAATCCTTGCGCAGATGCACGGTCAAACTAACTGCCTTCGGATTGCGGGTCGCCTTTAGAAGTTCCTTCAGACGGGGTACACCTCGAGTCACGTTGGACTTTGCTGCTACACCAGCTAAGTGGAAAGTGTTGAGCGTCATCTGCGTCGATGGCTCACCAATACTCTGTGCTGCGACAATACCAACCATCTCACCAGGATTTGCCATCGCCTTCCAGTGCTTGAGAATGATTTGCTCGGACAGGATATCGACAGCTTCACGAGTGTAGCCGAGCCGCTGTAGCTTGAGTGGCGCCATGTGATAACGGAGAAGCGCCATCCACAACTTGTTCTTTGTCCAGGTGCGGTCGACGATGCGCGCCTGTGCAGCCAGAATATAGGGACCGTCGGCTTTGGGCTCCTTTCCAGTGAACTCCATCTGACGTGCCAGCGTGCTGGTTAGACGTCCAAGATGTACAGGATAGTAGACATTCTGCTTATCCGCCTTCTCTAGCTTGCGCTGGAAGACACGCTCAACAAGCATCTGTCGGTCACCAAGAACAGCATTGATGTAGTCCTCCTGTTGCTTCTTATTCGCACCAGGAACCGCAAACTGCTGCCGAATCTCAGCGTCTGTCATTGCACCCAAGTTGAGCGGCTGCGACTCTATCTTGGTGGAGTTAATACCGTCTTCGCCATAGGCAAACTGAATGATGTTGCCGACCGCGTCACGCACAGACGAGTCGTGCTGAATCGTCAAGTCCTCCATCGCCTTTACGAGCTGGCGCTGCATATAACCTGTATCAGCAGTATCCACAACATGGAGCCCATTCGCAAGACCAAAGTTCAACGTGCTCGGTACAGTCAAGTCATAGACCTTCGGATACTGCTCTACACCGACGATATTGATTTCAGAGATTTCATCCAGAACACAGTCGTTGTGCGAACTGAAGTTACGATGCGATTCGGAGGGAGAGAGAGCGCGCAGCCGTAGCTGCTTCCCTTCATCAATCATATCAATCTTCTCAGCAAACAGGGTTGCCCACTGTGCGCGTATAGAAAGGCGATTAACCGGTTGGATATTCTCGGTGCCAACGTTATTTGACTGAAGTGTGCTTTGAGATACGCGTCCAAAGATACCTAGACGAGAGCAGAGCATGTTGATACCCTCAATCAGTTGTGCCGAAGCAGAGCTCACTTCCACGGAGTTTGACGAGACTGTCCCATCTCCAGAGAAATATCCGTTCAATAGACCGATGATAAACTCTTCTGGCGCTGCAAAGGCTGACGCAGGAACAAACTTGTTTCCCGCACCATGTCCGACAAAGGAGTCCAGGAACGACGCTAGGATAGTCGAGTACCCGCGGATACAAGATGAGGTTCCACCTACGTGATTTACCTTAATATCTTCGCGGGTTACAATACCTTGTGAATCGAACCATTTCGTAGCGAACTGACGAATCGTAGGATTGTTGTTTGTAATCTGAACATACCCACTCTTACAGTCAGCGTTTCCCTCAGCTAGGAAGAGACCTAGGAAGAGACCATTGTCCTTACTAAAGATAAACTCGTCTGGAACGGACGAGTGATCGCGGTTGGTGGTAAACGGATACACATATCCTGGTTTGATATTTGCCATGTTTGACCTGGTCAGAGCGCGCTGCAGCTTTGCCTTATCCGTATAGGGCAAAGTAAACTCTTTTCCGTTTACCGAGTCCCACCAACCCGCTGGTATTCTCTCCCTACCCTCCATAGCATCACTCATTGCTTTTACCGCGATACTGAAATCAGTTCCGTAGAGATAGCTTGTCTTGGGCAAGTAGTTGCTCAAGGGGACACTTGTTGTAATTACAGGAGGTGTAGGTAGATTCATCGTAACCGGTACAAAGTGTCCAGGGCGAACATCGGGTGTTGACATTCTCTCGAACTCCTTATTTGCACCGTTCCAAATTAGGAGCGACTTGGACTCGGTAACAATAACCTTGCGACCACCAGTGGTCTTGATTTCATATAGCTGGTCACCAGGGTCGTGGCGTGTAATAGCAGTGATTTGACCCCACGTAACCTTGCCCTTGGAATCCGTGGTTGGAATCGTTACAGGCGTCTCCAACTGAAGGAGTTCGAGGCGGCGCTCTGCAAAGTGCTCAACTTCGGTCTCCCTAGAGGCGAGTTGTGCGTCAATCCAGTCACCAATGGGAACAGTCTTCGTCTGCCCGTTTTCAATAACCACGATAGGAGTGTCGCCAGTCACTGACTTAACGGCTGTATCGATTAGACCCTCACGACCCGACATAGCGTGGAAGAAGAACTCGTGCGGCGTCAAGCCCTTGATGAACGAGGACTCAATGAAGCCGCGCGCCGCCGCACCGTCATCAAAGCGCTTGAAGTGCGGCAGCGTACGGTCCTGGAAACCGTACGGAATGCGCTTACCCTCTATATTTTGCTGACCCAGAACGGCAATCATCTGAGCCACGTTCGTGTTCGAGCCCTTGGAGCCCGCCTTAATCATATTCGTCATACGATTGTCATCCGCGAGCGAGTTCCTGCCCTCCTTACCCGCGCGGTCGATAACCTTGTTCAACGTGGCGAAGACCTTGGACTCGAACTCCTCGTGATTGCTGCGACCAGACGAGTTGTCAAACAGACCCGTGTGAACCTGGAGCAGAATGTCTTCAATCTGTCCCTTCAGCACGGACAGCTCCTTATTGATTTTACCCTTCGTATCCTCATCGGCAATCAAATCTGAGATACCCACGGAGAAACCGGAGTTCATCAGATAGTTCGCCATCATACGCTGAAGCGAATCCAAGAAATCCACCGTAACATCGTGACCAAAGTCATTGTAGATAACGTGAATGAGCGCCTTGGAGAACACGTCCTTGTCCAGGATGCCCTGCTTGATAATACCGTTCTGAATCTTCACGTAGTTCGGTGAGTCCGTCGTGTCCTTGGTCTCGTCGAATGAGATGTTGCGCATCTCAAGATTTACGGGCGGTAGCAGCGTTGACAGCAGCTGCTGACCGGACCAGAGCGGAATCGGCTCCTTGACAACAGGGTCAGGGAGGATACCGTTCCAGCGCGGCGCCCAGACAAGGAGATTCATCGCTTCACGGCGGTTTAGCAATACATTGGGACGCGTAAAGCGGTTTACGCCAACTAGCGTGTCCTGAACTACGGATACAATCGGCTTGGACTCACGGGGACCGACGATTTGTAGAGGAACCGCTGCAATTTCGCGTAGCTCAATCGCAGCCTCAATCGACTGAGGAATGTGGGCGTTCATCTCGTCGCCGTCGAAATCGGCGTTGTAGGGCGCGGTAACACTGACGTTCAGACGGAACGTGTTGTACGGTAGAATCTTGGCACGGTGACCCATCATAGACATTCTGTGGAGCGACGGCTGACGATTAAAGAGGACAATGTCACCGTCCATCAGATGGCGGTTAACGATGTCGCCCTTGTACAGCTGAATATCCTTGGCGTTCACATGCTTTAGCGAAATCATACGCCCGTCGGCAGCGCGGATAATCGTCTTCGCACCAGGATACTTATCCGGTCCATTCTGAATCAGCGCATACATACGGTCAAGATTGTAGGCAGTTACGCGCTCAGGGTGGGTGAGATTCATCGCAATCTTGAGCGGGACACCGAGTTCACCGACAGAGATATTCGGGTCTGGCGTAATAACTGAACGCGCCGAGTATTCTACACGCTTACCCTGCAAGTTGTTGCGGATACGACCCTCCTTAGAACCAAGACGCTGCTGAAGAGACTTCAGCGGGCGACCACTGCGCTGTGCTGACGGTGCTACACCAGGAATCTCATTGTCGATGAGCGTCGCAATGTGATACTGAAGAACGTTCGTCCACTCGTCAATCGCCTTCTTCTTCGCATTCGTGCTAATCTTCTGCGCCAAGTTGTTGTTGGTCTTGATGATATCAATGAGCTTCTGCGTCAAGTCATCTTCTGACCGCTGATTGTTGTCCTGGAGCACCGACGGGCGCACCTGCGGCGGCGGAATCGGAAGAACCGTGCACATCATCCAATCGGGGCGGCACCAGAAACGGCTGAACCCCATAAAGTCGACGTCCTCGTCGCTAATGCGGCGCATCAACCGATAGACATATTCGGGCTCCAGATAACGCTCGATGACACCATCCTTGATACCACTGCTCACATCCGCGGGGAGCGCCATGCCCTCAGGAAGTTCGATGTCCTTCCACTCCGCCATGATACGGCAGATATCATCGTCGCGGTATTTGCTGGGCTGACGCGCGCCACAACCATCCTCGATGTCCTCACCGCAGCGCGTAATCTTGCTACAGTGCTCGAGAACCTGCTTCCAGCGCGACTCACCCTTTAGCCGCAACAGATGCTTGTAACGGCTCTTATCGATTCTCAGCTTGCCGCACTTGATACAGACGCAGCGCAGAATTTTCATGATTAGTTTGAAGAACTGGATATAGTAGACGGGGCGTGCCAACTTATAGTGTCCGAAATGTCCTGGACAATTATGGTTGTTGAGACCGCAACTGCGACATAGTTTCCCGTTTTCCAGTACTCCCATCCGGGGGTCAAAGAGCCCACCTATTTTTCCCTCAACTGCAACGTGGCTAGTTACTTCTACCACTGAGCGTCGTACTACTTCATCGGGACTGAAGACGCCGAACTGAATGCCTACTATTGTTTCAGTTTCACTTGAATTTTGTAAATAGGGCATTTCGCTATCTGCTTATTCTAACCTTCTTTAAGGTGCTTTTTTTAATGGGGTGTGGATTTCAAATTGATTGGTTTTTAGGCTAAAAATGAGTTGTCTGTTGTTTTGCTGCCTGTTTGTAATATGTCACTTGAACTCATCATTGGACCCATGTTTGCGGGCAAATCGTCGGCTCTACAGAGTATTGTACGACGACGAACGGCTATCGGTTGGACAGTGCTAGTCATCAAGCCTAACATAGATAACCGTTATGAAGGCTTGAATGAAGTGGTAAATCATGATAAACAGCGGTGTCCCGCGATTGCCGTTGAAACACTGATGGAACTGTACGGGGGCGAAGATTTTCAGAAGGCGCAACTTATTATCATTGAGGAGGGGCAGTTCTTCGGCGACCTCACGGAGTTTGTCTTGAAGGCTGTTGAGGAGGCTACTAAACACGTGGTGGTGGTTGGATTGGACGGTGATGCACATAGAAAACCATTCGGTCAGATTTTGGATTTGATTCCTCTAGCGGATGAGGTCCAGCGACTCTATGCGCTTTGTAAGATGTGTGGCGATGGTACGGCCGCGCGATTTACGTGCGCTTTGAGCGCAGCTGCGTCTGCTGCTACAGCCGAGGGAAAGCCACAAATCGGTGGACCCGATACATATGTTCCCCTATGCCGGCGGCACTATCTGGCAAACCAGGTAAAAAGTTGAACCGTTCTGGGTTATTGTTGGTTTTTCAATAAGAAAATGCGTGTTGATTTCTCTAGCAACGAAATCGAGGAAAGGGGGTATTTTGAGGAGCGGGCGCCGCTTCAGCAGACGAGCACGCGGTATCAGGTAGACCGATGTCTATTTGCTGGACCGACTGGCAATGCGTGGACGGTTATCATTGAAAACCATGACTATGGTCGTATGCTCTTTCTAGACAACGAACTTCAGTCTGCTTCCTATGACGAGGCTATCTATCATGAGACACTGGTCCATCCTGTAATGCGTACAATGTCTAATATTACCGATAAGAGGGTTCTAGTTGTGGGTGGCGCCGAGGGTGCCACCGTGCGCGAAGTTCTGCGTTGGGGCTATAACCAGGTCAACCATATCGACTGGGTTGATATCGATGGGCAGCTTGTAAATGTCTGCCGCGAGCACCTTCGGTATGCGCCGGATTCGGTTTACGGTGATGCCTCTGTGCACTATCATGCTGCCGATATCAATGTGTTTCTTCAAAACGGTAATAGGGATTACGATGTGATTATTCTCGACCTTCCCGACCCGGATCCGAGCGAGCAATATCTATATGGTTCTAACTTCTGGAATCAGATTCACGGTGCGCTGAGCACGGACGGTGTTGTCGTTACACACGCAGGACCGGTAGAACCTCGTTGCCACCAGGGTCTCAATATTATTCGCGACAGCGCTAATATGGGCGCAGGCACTTCGTATCACACGCTGATTCCCTCCTTTCAGGGAGAGTGGGCTTTCTGGATGAGCTGTGCTAGTAATGATTATGGATTTATGCCCAATGATACGTCGGTTATGAATAATGGTTATCATAGGACTATCATGCACTGGGATACGCATTGGAATATTAATAGTGTTAATTAGTAGAAGGATGGAACCGTTCGCTGTTCTGTCTGCTTCATTGAAAGACAATGAGACATTTGATTATATATCTTCGGTTAGCAAAGAACGTTACGGACAATATAAAAAGGCACACCATGAATGGATAAACGAAGTTGAACAAGGTAAATATCGTAATGCGCTAAACCAGATTCGCACAAAAGATGAGATTTTTTCAGCGATGCATGAAAAATTTCCAAATAGCACTATTGAACCGGTTACTGAGTGCGATGAAGTCTACTGGTCGGCAAGTCCAAAGGAGGCTAAGGGGTCTGACCGCGCCCTAGTTGATTGTCACTATGACGCGCCGTTTAGCATTATACCGACAGGTGGTGTAGTGTATTACAGAATTATTATCGCTATCAATGAAAATAATACTGTTACAACTATCTTTCCCGATGAAAACAAAAAGGTTAAAATGAACAAGGGAGATTTCCACGGACTAGACTATAATAAAGATTGGCATTGTGTCGACGGTTCTATTCTACCCGATACGTATCGGGTTCTGCTAAAAATGCATTATCTTATTATACCTAACGGTGTATCGAGAACGTGGGTTGATTTTGTACGCTATATAAATGTGCAGTGGACGTTTGGTTCGCGCGTAACTATGCGGATGTCGGCGGACCCACAAACATTTTTTGAACAAATTGTCGCGCTTATCGTAAATGTCTGCCGTTTCATATTTAATAATACAAATAGTTCTCTCATAACGGCGTTGTTTTTCATTCTCGTTGCAGTTGTAGTGGGTTTACGATTTGGTAGAAAAAGATTTAGAAAATTGTTATAGTTTGCGCCTATAGAATCAGTTCACTTGGCGACCGCGGGCTATCCGTTGACGTTCGTGGACTCGGCTTCGGCGAACTCTCTATTACGCGAATCTTTTTGTTCTTAGTTTCGATTACTTGCTGATTATAGAGTACATTTGTATAATAGATAGTCTCTGCTTTCTTATCATCGATGGGTGTAGCAGTGAGGTCCTTCTTTAGTTTAGCGAGACGCTCCTGCTGGCGGCGGCGCGACAGTCCAGCGGCGGCACCAAAGAGCATAAGGGCTCCCAGAACGGCGCCTACCGCGATACCGGCTACCGGTAGGGGCGGACCTGGTGTCGCCGGCGGCGGTGGAGGTACTAGAATCATTCCTGACTGAATCATTGTGAGCGAAAGACCTGATACAGAGGCTAGGTTATTTTCATAGGGGGCGAGAACCTGGTTCAGCACCGTTGCGTTCCGAGACATGCTTGTTAGCAACGTCATAGACGGACCGGTATCTCCAACAATATCAATATCTACGCTGACGCTGATACCTACTGTCCCTGCTGGCGCGAGCAGGCGACGACCTAGATGACAGTTCAGTTCGCCGTTAATTGGGTCCGTTCGTGAAAACACTGTTACGTTGCCGCTGAACTGGTCCGTTAGTGAACTGATACGAATCGCATTTGTCCCCATCGCCCGTGCAAGACTACAACGGAGCATGGTAGCGGCACCATTCATAAACATCTGTGGGCTAATTCCTACATTCGTAATGCTGATACTCATCGTTGTAGTGGTCAGTCCGCTAGTGGTTGTCGCAGTTGCTGTGGCAGAGGTCGTCGCCGAAGACGAAGGAGAGGCTGTCGACGACGTTGTTGCCTGCGCTGATGGGGTGGCGCTTGCTGAAGCGGAGGTGGTTGACGATGCAGACGACGTTGCTGATGGGGTCAAAGTGGGTTGCGCTGTCGAAGTCTTGGTTGCAGTTGCGGATACAGTTGCGGTCGAAGTTGCCGACGAAGTCTTGGTTGCCTGCGCAGATGCTGTAGGAGTCGCAGATGCTGTAGCACTCGCCGAAGGTGTCAGTGTTGACTGTGCAGATGTTGTTGCACTTCCTGAAGAGGCTGGTGTTGCCGTAGCCTGCGCTGACGTTGTGGCAGTTCCAGAACTGGAAGAGGTTGCTGTGGCACTTCCTGAAGCCGTAGTTGTGCTCGTCGCACTCGCTGTTGTTACAGGTGAATTTGTTGGTTGCGCGGAAGATGATGGTCGCGAACTGTAGGTGGCTGTTCCAGTAGATGAACTGGTGGAGGAGGGTAGTGCAGAAGTTGACGGATTCGGTGAAACGCTACTAGTGGCAGAACTAGATACAGTTGGCGAAGCTGATGGGCTCGTTGTGAACGAAGGGTATGCTGACGCGGAGGGATTTGCGGAAGGGGATGAGTTTGGTGATGCGGAAGGATTCGCTGATGCGGAAGGATTCGCTGATGCGGAAGGATTCGCTGATGCGGAAGGATTCGCTGATGCGGAAGGAATTGTTGACGCAGAAGGGTTAGCGGAAGGAGAAGGGTTTGCTGAGACAGAGGGATTCGCTGAAGCCGAAGGATTAGCGGAAGGTGTTGGTAGACCGGTAGAACTCGATGTAGGCACGGACGACGTCGTTGGCTCATTACTCCTAGTAGAACTTGGTGAAGACGAAGGTGAACCGCTTGAACTGGGGCTCCAGGTCGGTTGGCTACTCGTTGTGGGCATAGTAGAAGCTGAAGGTGTAGCCATAGAAGATACCGACGGGACATTACTCTTGGTGGCACTCGGTGACGCCGATGGCGAACCACTTGGACTCGGTGAATTTGTCGGCATACTACTCCATGACGGCATAGGGGAGACCGATGTAGAACCAGTTGCCGAACTTGTGGCGAAACTAGATACAGACGGGAAATTACTTGCGGTAGAACTCGGCGATACAGATGGCGAACCACTTGGACTCGGTGAATTTGTCGGCATACTACTCCATGACGGCATAGGGGAGACCGATGTAGAACCAGTTGCCGAACTTGTGGCGAAACTAGATACAGACGGGAAATTACTCTTGGTTGCACTCGGTGAAGACGAAGGTGAACCGCTTGGACTCGGTGAATTTGTTGGTAGACTACTCCATGACGGCATAGGGGAGACCGATGTAGAACCAGTTGCCGAACTTGTGGCGAAACTAGATACAGACGGGAAATTACTCTTGGTTGCACTCGGTGAAGACGAAGGTGAACCGCTTGGACTTGATGAGGAAGTGGGGTAGGAGCTCCATGATGCGAGCGATGATGCGCTAGCGCTAGCGCTAGCACTGGCGCTGGCACTAGCGCTAGCACTTGCTGTGCTGTCAATCTCTTGAAGATTTCTAATGCCAAAACTGGTACCAACCAGTAGTAGCAGCGATAGAATCCGCATTTTTTCTTTATCAGACTCAATATCTTTAAACGCGAATCAATTTTATAGAAATATGTCTTTTGTTAGGAACAGTAGACATATAAATGCTTTTAAAAATTAGACGGGTGACCAGGTATCATAATCAAAGTCCTTTTCGCTGGGCCAGCCTGTAACCGCATATCCGTCGGCGTGGTACGTGTGACTGCCGCCCGTGACCAGGTTGTATAACTTGGTTTCGAAGTCCATGGGGACCTCTTCTATCTTGGTTACAATACGAGAGCCGTCGATGGTCTTCAAGGGGAGCCCTAGCAGGAGTTTCTGAATTCTGCCTTTCTTTAGACCATCCAAGTGACGTATTTCAGTCTTGCCTTCTGCATTAATAACCGGCATATCGGTGCCATAGACACTGTTCTCAATTGTTTTAATGTCCATCGTGTAAAACTTCTTATCATATGATACGTGGGGGTGGTGGTCTGTTGTCACGTGCTCGTCATTAATCTTGTACATCTTGGAATTCCCCACCAGAACATGCTGGAGGGCTAAAACAGGGTTGTGTTCACCGAAGGCACCGATAACAAGGTCACCGACTTGAACGTCTTCTATATTCTTTGTACTACCGCCTGCAATGTGAACTTTGGTGCCGGCGGGGAAGCAAGCGGGGAAGGTGTATACGTAAGGATTGGAACCACATGAGTTGATGGCAGTAATGATAAATGTAGGATCGGGCGGGTCCCCACTTTGGTTCCAATGTACATACGCCTGTGTACCTGATGTAGAATAGACACCTGCTCCAGTTGTTGGCGTAGTTACAGTGTATGATGTAGCATTAGGGGCAGCGGTCCATATAAGATTGTATACCCAGTTTGAATCGTTTGTTCCGCTAACATATTCTGTGTATACGTTTGATACCTGACCGGGCGGTACACATGTAGTACAGCAATCCTGTACTAGTGTGCGTGTCTGCGTATCCGTCTGCTGATAATACGGAATCACACCTTCGCGCAGCTCATTTTGTATAGAGGCGTCCTTGATTGAGTAGGCTGTACCCTTCGGGGTGGGATTTAGTTTGTGATACGTGGCGATGGTCTTCGCCTTTAGACGTTGGATGCGGGCGGCGTTACTGGTGTCCGCGTTGCTGGGCATCTTCTAGAATGGGAGGTGGTTTTATAACGATAATATAGCATTAAATGATTTATGTAGTTCTTCTATCTTCTCACTTTCATAAGTAGGATTAAGATATGGATATTTAATGTAAAACTCGGCAAGTTTTGTCTTTGCCTGTTCTAACTTTTCAAGCAAAGTCACCTTTTTAGAACTTGTAGATTTCCAAAGAATATCTTCTGTTTTAAATTCTATGGCAAATCTATCTCCATGTAATCCATTCGGATGTACATACCAAATATGTTTTGGTATGTCTTCGGATTTAATACCGCAATCTTCAGGCAGAATAACTCCACGTTTCTTTTTTTTCTGATTAATATTCTGGTCTGCCTGTGAAACTATCCGCAAATTTTCTTTACGATTATCAAATCCATTACGATTGATATGGTCTACAGTCTCTTTTTGACCCTTTCCCTGAAATAAGTCTCTATCCATTATAAGGTTATGAATATAGAGTTCCTTTTTGATTCGTTCTTCTGTGTAAAATGTGGAGGCTATATACGCCCCTGAAGATACATGTAACGCTATTCCATTAATTTTATAAAATTCGTCCTTATCAATGATAAACTCAACAGGTTCTCCATTAAATAAAACTGTGCCAACTGTATAGTCTTTTTTATTATAACATACATCTCTGTAATCAATTAGTCCTGGTTTTCTTCCTTCTTTATTAGCCATATTCAAATAGTTATACTGTATGAATATGAAATATATTTTATCAATTTTTACGTATTAATGCGTTTGTATAAAATAAATATATACGAAACACCGGGAAACCACTGGGTGGTTTCGCACTTAATTTGAGTAGGCGAGTCCCCCCATGCCGCTCATGATGCGGAGCACGTTATAGTTCGTCGCATAGACGCGGACCTGCGCGCTGTACGCGGCACCAACCGTGTTGTTGGAGAGCGTGAGGATGAGCGTGGCGTTGTCAATGCGGGAGAAGTTGCACGTGCCTGAGGGCTGGTGGTCCTCCGGCTTGAGGGCGAACGAGTAGACGTTCACGCCGACCGCGGGGATGTTGGTGTGGTGCTGGTAAGGCTGGACCAAGTTGAAGTAGCGACCCTCGCGCTCCGTGAACCGGTCGTGACCGTTGAGCTGGACCTTCGCCGTGACTACAGGGTTCTTGCCGGCAAGACCCTCGACGCGCGTGACGGAGTAGCCGGACTCGAGCACCGCCCGGTCCCACCAGTCGGAGTAGTTGAACGGCTGCTGACCCTTCCACGGGCCAACGACGGTGTCGTCGCAGCTGACGAACGAGTCGCGCTGGACGACCCAGACGAGCTCCTTGCACGGGTGGTTGAAGTTGAGGCGGATCTTGTTCGCGCTGGACGTCACGGACTCGCCGCCCGTGAACTGGAGCTGCTCGATCAGGTACTCGTGGGAGACCTGGGCGAAGCGGCGGCGCTCATCCGTGTCGAGGTAGATGTAATCTACGTAGAGGGAGGCGCTGACGAGGCCGCTGGAGGAGACGCGGTCACGGACCAAGTGTCCAGAGCCGCCCGTCAAGTCCCAGACGAGGTTGTTGATGCTGTTGAACTCGAGGTTGATCTTGACCTCGTGGTACTGGAGCGCGATGAGCGGGAGCGCCAGGCCAGGGTTGCGGTTGAACCAGAACTGGAGCGGGATGTAGAGCGTGTACTCCGGCGCGCAGCTGAGCACCTCAGAGGAGGCGTTGGGCTCGCCCTGGGCGCAGTCATCGTCGCAGCCCTCGCCGCCCTGCGTGAGCAGGTTGACGAGCTGGGGGACGTTGCCAACCATGTCGGCGTAGCCCGCCTGCTTGCCAGGCTCCTGGGAGAGCTCATTCCAGATCTGGAGCCAGTCGCCGTAGTGCTTGTCGATCTTCTGTCCGCCGATCTCGAGCTCGACGTTGTTGATCAAGTTGTGACCAACCCAGTTGAGCCAGCGGAACTGGGCGCCAGAGCCGTCCGCAGTGGACAGCGTGACCGCGGGGAGCGTCGCCTGGAGGTAGATGCGGTGGATCAAGTCGCCGTTGCGGCTGATCGTGCACGTTACCTTCTTGCCGAAGTTGGCAGAGCCGTTGAAGGTCTGCTCGATCGCCTCCATGGCGAAGTTCGTGTGGCGACGGTAGACCACCTTGAAGAAGGTGATCTGCGGGTTGCCTGTTAAATAGATGTCCTGCGCGCCATAAGCCACGAGCTGCATTAAACCACCGCCACCCATATTATCTGTTTATAACTTACGGTGTGAAAAAAATTTCGCCGGGAGGATTCGCGGACGCAGCCCGGGGGCTCGTTTTTTCGTCCATCGCACCTAAACAAGAACCAAGCAGAAAGACCATATAAACAATGTCGGGCTTTTCGCTCAATGAACTATTACAACCATTACAGTCGTTGGACGATGAACCAGAAGTTAATAGCGCCGATAAATTGACTACATTAGAAGGTTTCCATAATTCAAAAGTACGGCGTTTTCAGGACCTCAAAGACTCTCTGCCAACCCTAAAAAGGGATTTGGCGACGCTTAGAGAACGTCTAGCGTCGTGGAAAGTTGAATTGCGCTTTAGCGATGAGCATAAAGAATGTTTGGAGCGGGAAACTGATTTGAGCAAACAGATTGCTGCTATCGAATCCGATAAGGATTTTTTGAATTACTACTTGAATGTAGGGGACATTCTCTTTGGATATTATGATACACAGCAGCGCATCGCGTTCGGCGATAATTCGTTTCAAGCCGAGTCAAACAAATTGCGCACGCCAGCGAACTCGGTATTATCGTATTTTAAGTCATCTGCTGAGCCAGAAGGCGCCGAGCCTGTTGTTAAAAAGCGCCCTATCCGTGTAAAATCAAAGGCGTCTGATATCGCCACAGAAGTTGACGGTTTGCGTCGTGATAAAGCGCTTGAAAAGTACTTATCTATTGTTGAGCCTACAGCAATCAAGTCTGGTATTATGCCTGGCTCGGGTATCGAATCCGACTACGGTTGCTGCCCTGTCTGCGATAGTGAAATGCACTTTTCGCAGAATGAGGCACTGCTCGGTTGCCCTGAATGCGGATACCAGGACTTTATTTTGATTGACTCAGAAAAGCCCTCATATAAGGACCCCCCACGCGAAATTTCGTACTTTGCTTACAAAAAGATTAACCACTTGAATGAGTGGTTAGCGCAGTTTCAGGCGAAAGAAACCACTGAAATTCCTCAGGAGATCTTTGAACTCATTCAGAGCGAACTCAAGAAGGAGCGTATTATAGACACAATTAAACTAAAGCCTTCTAAGTTGCGCGAGATTCTGAAGAAGCTCAAGTTGTCAAAATACTATGAACACGTTGCGCACATTATGAATCGGTTGAACGGTGTTCAGGCGCCGGTGCTGTCGCGTGAAGTGGAGGATAAGCTGCGGTTCATGTTCCGCGAAATTCAGCCGTCCTTTATTAAGCACTGCCCCAAGGGGCGCTCGAACTTCTTATCGTATTCGTACGTCTTGTATAAGTTTTGCCAATTGTTGGAGCTTGACGAATTTTTACCGTGCTTTCCTTTGTTGAAGTCGCGCGAAAAACTCTATATGCAAGACAAGATTTGGCAGTGTATTTGTGAGGACATGGGTTGGGAGTTCATTAAGTCTATTTAGCCAGGAAATTTAATGACGCGGCAGCATATAACACCGGAAACAGGATGTTGAAAGATTTCAAATAACACCGAATGATAGTCTTCTTGGTTTTCCTGTAGACGTACAATTATATCTGACATATATACTACGACTTTTTCGAACTCGTCTTTTGACTTGTCTTTTAATTCAATTTCGATGCGCCAGAACAGAAAGGCGCGAAGCGATCCACCGCGGGTTTCCGTTTTAAATTCGGCATACTGGTGTGGGTCGTATTTGAATTTTTTTGGAAACGTATTACCCATAGTATATGCTAATTCTACTTTGATGTATATCAAATTTTATTATGTATATAAAGAAATCATCGTATCTAATACAATGACTTCTTGGGTTCTTGTTCTACTAGCAAACGAACCCTATATTGAGCGGGCAAAGAAGACAATTACGGAATGCCGGTTCATAGGCGACTGGCAGGATGACATTGTTTTAATGGTGCCTCGCTCGCTTATTAGTAATAGTGGATTGGTGCGCTTCGCTAGTGAACGTAACGTGCAGCTTTTTGAGTTGCCGGCGCACAATTGTGACGCAATTATTAATGTATGGATGAAAAATAAAGGGAATCGTAACTACGACTATATGATGAGTCGTACATTTATCTTTATGAAATTTTATATATTTGATGTATTTTTTAAGAAATGGGATGTCGTATTTGCCATGGATGCGGGTATGCACGTATTCAATCGACTACATATATTTAAAGAGGTTTGTCAACCAGACAATATTATATATGCACATAGTGACGCTTATCCAACGTATGTATGGCGTCTTCGTGGTCAATTCTCGTTTGAAATGTTAGATACATCCAGTCAATTGTCACTTTCTAAATATAGCTTAGATATTGATTATTTTCAAAGTGGAGTTCTTATATATGATACTCGTATTATAGAGGCAAAAACTGTAGATGGACTGTTTAGGCTTGCCGAGCAGTTTCCGAGTGCTCGAGGTGACCAGGCAATTTTGAATCTCTATTTTAATTGTGAACGTGGGCTATGGAGACAGATTCCACTGCGTAATGAAGATGGATTTTTATATGATTCAAAGCAACGCGCTCACTTTATGAAAACAGATTACCGCCTGTTAAAATGGATATAAAACGCGGATATGCTTCATAATTAATGAGTCTATATGAAATATGTAACTATATTTCAACCGGTGAAAAACTACAAGAATTAGCAGAAGCCTATGTAGGATTTAACGCTGATTTTGAATGGAATCCACGTATAGCAAAAGGTGCGCCCAAATTTAAGAATTTAGAAACATTTAATCAACCGTGGGATAATCCAAAACTCATCTTTTGTTACTCACATAGAGTGAAGAACTTATCGGTTTTACTATACTTGTTTAAGAATCCTTGTGTTATTATTTTTGGAAATTCGGATGAAAATCTGACCAGAGAAAAATGCGCCAAATTTTTGGAATCGCCACTAATTAAACATATTTTTTGCCAGAATATGATGTTTCAACATGCCAAGGCATCATATATTCCTATAGGAATAGCAAATCAACAGTGGAATCATGGTAATCTTCACAATTTTGAACGGTATTGTTTTTATAATATGCATAACGAAAAACAACATACTGTATTATTGAGTATGTCTCTACATACAAATAGTGAACGTGCTCGCGTTGCCTTAGAATTTTCAAAGAAAGGCGTAGAGAATCGACGATTTAACAATCATAATGAATATTTAGATGCGTTAGCTAGTTCCAAATTCTGTATATGTCCTGAAGGGAATGGTATCGATACACATAGATTATGGGAGGCATTGTATATGCGGTCGGTCCCTATACTAAAAAAATCAGCATTTACCGATATTCTGATAAATGCATGTATTCCCTGCGTGCTAGTTGATTCCTGGAGTGAATTTAAAGTAGATCGGCTTCCAGAGTACGATACATATATATTTGATGAAGACTACACATATAGAATATCTTTCTTAAAATTTAGAAATGAGATAATTTGCTTAAGGGATTCGTTATTTTAACTCTACAATGAATGTGGTGATTAGTTTTATAGGGCAACTACCACCCTATTTGGTAGATTGTATTAAGCAATTGCGACTGTTTTTTAAAGGAGATATATATCTAATCTATAGTGACATTTCATCCGATATGTCACATATTTTAACTTCATTTAACGTTATATTTGTACATTATGATGAGGTTAAATCTGACATATTCGATGAAACATTCCAGCAAACTGATTTTATGGTTGTTGAAAATATACCTGAACGTAAATTTCTATTTCAACGCTCCTACGAGCGACTTTTTCTACTAAACAATTTGATGAAACTACATAATCTTAGTAATGTATGGTTTATGGAGTGCGATATTATGATGTATGTTGACCCTACGCAATTTCTTGAGATTTTACAAACCAAACCCTACGCATATTGCTATCATAATAATGACCATTGCAGTCTTGCTATATTCTATGCACGTGATTCCGATAGTCTGCGCGATTTGATTCATTTCTTTATTCATCACCGAGATAAGGGACTTATGACTGAGATGCGAACCCTACACAGTTATTTTTTGCTGCATCCAGATGATTTCTTGTTTCCTCAAATTCACCATTGTAGCGCGCATACTGGCTTTCATAGATATTATGACACATTTAAATATATCTTTGACGGTGCCGCGCTAGGTCAATATAATTTTGGTGTAGATAAAATTCATACTCATAATATAATAATACAGAGGGCGCAAGATAAAATTGAATTAAATCTAAATACCTGGGTCTACGGTGATTTAGAATGGCATACACGTGATGGACTTTTACTACCGTATTTTAAATCACAGCGCGGATTAATACCTGTTGCAAATTTACATATACATTCTAAGAATCTGTGCGCCGCGGCATCGGATAGAAATAATTCTATTGAGTTTGACATCGTTACATGTATCGGACCTAATGAATATGCACTGTGCGATGAAGTCATACAGAATTTTAAGAAATATATTAGTTCTTATAGAAAGATCTATATTATCGCCGCATCTGAGCTACTTACTTTATGCTCGGAGGAGACACTACAATTATTTGAATTTGTTGACGAAGCAACGTTTCCTTTCAGTAAACAAACTATACATGATATATTGAATTTGAAGCATCGCTCAGGCTGGTATTTTCAACAATTATTGAAATTATATAGTGTATACACTATTAAAAATCTATTAGATAATTTTGTTATTATTGATTCCGACGTACTATTTCATAAACCAATGAAATTCTACCAAGGAGATAATCAAATTATGTTTAATGTAAGTGGCGAACACCATATGCCTTATTTTAACCATATGGAGAGACTCGTCCCAAATTTATATAAGCGTGTCCCACTTTCAGGCATATGTCACTTTATGCCTATGAAAAAACATATTATAATTGATTTGATAAATTGTGTAGAGAAACATCATAAAGCACAATTCTGGCGGCTATTTATAGAATTAGCAGATCCGTTGGAGGAATCCGGTGCCTCCGAATACGAAATTCTGTTCAATTATACCCTTAAGAATTTTCCACGCGAATGCGTTATTAATAAATTAGAATGGCTCAATGAATCGGTTGGTAACCGCGAATTCAACGGCTACTATGAAGCCAGACATTGGTATCGCAGGTCTTAGATTCGTGTTGCGACGAACAGATATTCAATCGTGTTCGGCTCCAGATCTTTTTGCGAAGCGAAACGCTTATAAGGAATTTCGATGCGGCGAACCTGCCAGCCCGTTGCCGTAAAGAGTGCAGTGATTTCAGCATGCGACAGAATGCCCTCTTGGTTATATGAGAGGGCTACGCGGCGCGCTGGTGTACCCTCAAGAATTGTTTTCAATGCGTTGGTTGCTGTTTTTGTCGAGCACCATGCCGACTTTTTATAACCTGTCGTGGGAATACCTGTAATACCCGCCACTTCGAATGTGTTCGCAGAAATATCCACAATTGCGTTCAGTGGAAAGTAATTTGCTCCGTATTGTCGCTGATTATACGGAGGATCGAGGTAGAGAAGCGTTGTTGGCTCAATAATGGCGCCATCCAAACACAATTCTTGTGCATCACGTTGAAAGACTTGGGCTCGACGGGCTGCCGATTGAATTGGGCGCAGCGTAATTGGATTGGTTGCCGAATTTTTAAAATCCTTCAAATAGGCTCCGTAAATTGAGGCTACATTTGCTATAGAATCTGCTGCGGACACTAAAACGCCTTTAAGATAATTGCACTCTTGTTGTGTGTAGTTTTGTGAGCGCAAGGCAATACGAATTCCGTCAATTTTCTGCGCGTTGAGAGTTGTAAAATAGCGCCTGTTTCCAAGTTCAGAATAGGTTGTAGTAATTGCACCTGTTACTGGTATTACTAAGTTAAGAGCGTTGACCAATTGTGTAGCCGTAGGCGGCGGCGGCGGATTAAATTGTGCATGTAGGACAGCCACCGAAAAATTCTCCCAATCATTCACCATGACGGCTTTTACATGCGGCGCCATTTGAACCGCAAGAGCGCCAGTACCGGCAAAAGCGTCGCAAAAAGTATAGCCGGATAGGTCTGTCCACTCCTTATTAAACTCATTAACGAGCCGTTGGGCTAGCGAGCGTTTCGAGCCTATGTAATTTAGAACCATCTGTTATGATAACAGTTGTTTACTGCGGATTTTAACCGAAATAATTTGATATGTCTACCTTTTCCAGTTCGACCCGTTGCGCATTTGTCAACTTAATAAATGGTATATTCTTTGTTTCTTCGGGCTTATCACGAATGCGTTTAACGATACATTCAGAATCATAGTCGCTTTTTATTACGTCCCAACATATCTCATGTAAACGATACATTGTTTTAGACGAATCCAATAATACTATATTTGCGTTTAAATTATCATGTAATACAATTTGTAGACAAACATAGATTGTTAAATACACATCCTCGTGATTCTTTTGATTATAAATGTGTTTTGTCGGTACATCTGTTCTTGTTTGTTCTATTATATTTCTATATTGTAAAAATCCCATTTCGATTGCCCGTCTGTATTCATTCGCCCATGCGCGTACTATTGTTGAATTCTTGGGTGCCATGATAAACCAGCTTTCGACAAACGATCTCTTATCGTTATTTATGAGTGCTCTTGGTGTATAAAAACCTGTAAATTGGCTACGATTGTGTACAGTCTGTTTGTACAACTCTTCAAAATCGTGCTCAGAATTAATAATAATACTTGCGTCCAGCCAGCAGCCCCCGTATAATGTAAGTAGCGACACGCGTATCCAATCTGACTTATGTGTTGGGCTCAGATTTTCGTAATTTTTTGGAAAGTCATGCAGGAAATTGTGAACAGTGTTCTCATTCAGAACATGGAACTGCCATGTTTTTAAAATTTGCTGGCGCGCGATAAGCATCTTTTGTATAAGCGGGGGGATAGCTTCTGAGTGCCAATACGCCCATATAATTTTTGGAACGGGGTGTTCATTATATTTATAGAGTATATATGCAACAGCAATTATAAATAAGATGGTTAGCGAGGTATATAAAAACTGCTTATGTTTTAAAGATAACATTCCTATTGTATATCTTTAAAATCTATCACCTTACTTTACTGCTTCCGTGTCTTTCGTCGGGTTCTTCTGCCCCCATTCTTCGATAAAGCCGCGTAGGCTTTTCTTGAAGCCAAATTAGTAAAAAATTTATCACGATTTGGAGGTATAGTTCTAAAGGCAAGATGGTGAAGTTCATTTTCACGACCGATGTTCTTAATACGCAGATGTGCCACCATACGCCTATATTCATCGTCCTTCAGTTCATATTGAAATATTGCGTAATTCGATTGACCACCCGTATTTACCAGTTTTTTAGTATCCACAAGTCGTGACGGGTCCAATGTAAGGTTTGTCTCTTCCCACACCTCGCGAAGAGCAGACGCCTCGATGGATTTATCTGTTAGCTCATACGAACCTTTTGGAAAGCCGAATTTGCCCCGCCGACCCTTTTCAACAAACCGCGGCTTCGCTGAAATTTTACCGGGCTTACTAGAATTCTTGAGATTACCAAATGTTACACGACCAATATCGTAATCGGCAAACGTTTGTTCAAGCTCCACACACGATTGTATAAACTTTCTTCTAGCTGCCGTCAGTTCCTTATAAGAATCGATTGAACCAGGAGCTTCAAAGGCAGAAAATATATCGATATCTTCGACCGATTCAAAATTTTTAAAGAATGGGTTATCGGCGACATATGAGGTCTCCTCACCAGTTATATATTCGTTAGGCTTACCTGTTTTATAGATAAGCACTATCGCTCCGGACGCGTCAACCCCAGCGAGTGTCTTACCCGTCGGCATCTATCATGTGTAGTTTTATTTAATGGCTTAAATAAATCCACATAATAGGTAGCAATGAAAGCGGTACTGCTTGTCACTGGAAATATACGAACCTATGAATTGTGCGCCGAGTCATTTGAGCGGCTCTGCCTACGGCATGATCCAGATATCTTTATTTGTATGTCAAATAGAGAATTTGACCTTCATCCGTATATTAAACAAAACTTACAATTTTATAATGACTCCATGCTAAGTCTAGAGCAGATTAAAGCCAAATTTAGACCAGAATTTGCCTCTAGAATCAAAAGCCTTACTGTTATTGATAAGAATGACGAAGATGCTAAAATAACAAGTGAATATTTACATTTATTTGATAGTAAAAAGGACTGGACTGGTATTGATATATTTAAGCAATTTTATAAATTCACTTTGGCGATTGAACAAATAGAGACCTACGAAAACGCGGGTAATTTCAAATATGACTATGTAGTTAAGACGCGCTTTGACCTTGATATAAACGTAGATACATTGCCTGAAGTCCTACAACATAATTGTATATACACAGGGATGCAATCTGTACAAGAGAAAATAAGTGATTGGATATTTGTATGTGACAAAATAGACATGTTAAAAACAATTACGCGCGGTGTTACAGATATGTTTATGTCTAACAGCGGTGACGCCACAATATACGAAAATATACACACAATGCTTTCTCATATTTTAAAAACAGCAAATATAAAATCTATCAATAGCATTGAATGCGGGCTTAATAAAAACTATAACAACGTATTTGATACAAAAATCACTCTTGTAACATGTTTTTATAATATTGGTCGTGATAGATGGGATGTACTATCGCGCCCCGTCGATATATATTTTGCTAACTGTGAAAAGGTGTTAAAACAGCGTAACCCTATATGTATTTTTACGACCGAGGAGTACAGAGAGCGCTGCACTACAATACGTAGAAAGACCGACCCGCTTTTGATTTACACAAAGATTATCGTGTTGCCTTTTAATCAATTACAGTACTACGATAAGCGCGATGTAATTGAGGCAGTGCAGAGAGATGTTTCAACAAAGATACATGGTCATGTTGGCGAACCTGAATTTACAAAACCAGATTATATATTGGTAATATGTAATAGACCGTATTTTTTAAAACATGTGGCTCTAGAAAATCCTTTCGGCTCGCAGATTTTTCAATGGGTTGATTTTGGTATCCATTCGAGTCTAATACCAGAGGACGCTGATAAGGTTTTTAGTAATATTTATTATAAATCCGATAAAATTCGTATGGTCGGATTCAGTTTGAATAAAATTATAGACGATAGGGAAACTTACTACAATACACACAACATGACTGTAAGTTCGGGTCTCTTAGCCGGTGACAAAACTAGTATTTGTAGACTCTGCGATCTTTTTCATGACGAATTTAGTGCCATGTTGGAGTTAGGACTTATTAATCAAGAGCAATATATTTTATACTACTTGTATTGTAAGAATCCGGAGCATTTTGATTACTATATATGTAGTGAATGGAATTCGGTTGGTCCAACATATCTAACTAAGAATAACGTTCGTATCGCTCTATGCATGTCAGGACACATACGGACGTATGACTTATGTAGAGATAATATTAGAGAAAAGATTATTACACCGCTTCTTAACAGCGGTCTTCGTGTAGACATGTTTTTGTCTTCATGGTCCGAACCCGGCTGTGAAACTAATATACACGACTTTACCAAATACGAATTTGAAATACAAGATGCAGATTTCTTTATGAAAAATTACTATACAGATAAATGGACTCAGTATTCACATTTGGCTGGCGCAGAAACAAGTAGCAACGCAGCCAGCATGTTATATAAAATGTCGCTAGTATATGATATGGCTATCAAACATTCCTTAGAGACTAATTTTACATACGATATCATTATGCGTATACGTCCTGATATTAAATACGACCATTGCATCGATCCAAACTATATTAGAGAGTGTCTACTTGATAAATCTGTTATCTATATGCCTGAGCGTGACGGTCGCTACGCGCTTGTAACAAAATGTATTTCAGATTTATTTTTCTTCGGCTCAGAGCAGCCTATGAGACATGTGATGAATACATATAAGTCGATACGCATGTTATTTAACGAAGACTGTCCGCATACATGTGAAGGGGTCATCTGGAAACAAATAGAACTACACAAGACCAGACTTTACAGATTTTTATTATCGTATGGCATTTTACGCAAAGATTTAACCTTTGTCAAGATGTAGTGTAGAAAGACGCACTTAAAAGTTCGACATGTTAATAATATAATGGCGCGCACAATTTTATCATTTGACATGGGAATAAGGAATCTTGCTTTTTGTCTTGCTGACGTGAGCGGGTCCTCCTTTTCTGTTCTAGCATGGAACAACTACGATTTGTTGGCGGGTAGCGATTCTCAGACGGCATCGCGTTGTAGTTGTGGTGGTCCACCTTCGTGGACTGACAGCGACTTGTTATGGTGCAAACGGTGTGTGAAAGGTAAGAAAACCAGTAAGGCTGGTTTGCCTGCGGGTACTTCGCTAACTGTAAAATCTCTAAAAGAACTCGGCGCGGTTGAGAACTGGACCCTGTGCGCAAAACCGAAAAAAGAGGACTACATAGCGTTTGTATCTGCCAAGTATTTGCTACCTTACACAAAGCCGAAAAACACTATGAAAACCGACTTGACTGTTTTACATACTGCACTCGAAGCGTTTTTGGATATACATCTCACAGACTTTGCGCGATGCTCCATTGTTCGTATTGAAAACCAGCCGGCATACGATGCACCCACAATGAAGTCAGTTCAGATGATGCTTTTCAGCCTTTTGCTTCATCGCCTTCGAGCCGAAAAGGCTTGGACCGGTAAAATTGTCTTCGTGCACGCGTCTAAGAAAACGGAGGAGGCACAAGAGGCGGTTGATGCTGCCGGTGGAGATTATAAGGCGCGCAAGGATACTGCCGAGCGTCTTGTGCTAGAGAAAATCAAGGACGGACCGTGGCGCGAATTCTTCATGAGCAAAAAGAAGCGCTCCGACCTTGCCGATGCATTTTTGATGTGTCTGCGTTCTTAGACAAAAAATCACCTAAACCGCATATGTAAAAGGAATCAAAGATGAGCAGCCCCGGCGACCTTTCATCACTCAAGAATTTCGCCTCAAATACGGCAAATATTGATGACATCATCAGCCTAGATATTACAGATTTAGGTCAAAACGGAACACACAACCTTGATATGGATCTTTTGGCAAACCAGAAGAAGGTTGGTAGTCCTAAGACGCCTATGGGAGGTAACAGCATGGTTTCTGCGAGCCCGCATGTATCCACCGGTCCGACATTTCAAATCAATAATCCGCCGCCCTCTGCGCCGTCGATTGCTGAGGGTATAGATTTTGTCAATCTAGAAGACACACAAAAGACCTTTTCGGTGAGTGCACCGGCAGGCAGCGGCGGTGATTCGATTCATATCAATCGTTCGGCAAATGTAGGGTTTGCTTCTGAACTTGGCGGCTCTGAAGCTGCACCCGCCTCTGTTCCCGTAATGTCGCCGGAGCAGGAGACGACCGAGAAGACGGCTCTTCTGAATAAGCTACGGCGGCTGGCGTCCAAGGGTATTGAGGGAAACCGCATGAACTTGACGAACTCACTCGAGGAAATCAAGGCTGAATACGCGCGACTTGTAGATAGTCGCAATTTGGAAGCGAGTATCAAGTTTCAGCGTAACGCTCTTCTGACGTGCGTGACGGGTATGGAGTTTCTGAATCAGAAATACAATCCCGCTGATGTAAATCTCGACGGTTGGTCGGAGTCAGTCAATGAGAATCAAGAGGACTTTGATGAGATCTTCGAGGAGCTCTACGATAAATACAAGGACAGAAGCAAGGTTGCGCCTGAAATTCGTCTTGTTATGACGCTCGGCATCAGCGCTGCTATGTGCCACGTAACCAATTCGTTCTTCAAGTCTAAGATGCCCGGTATGGATGAGATCTTGAAGAAGAATCCTGAGCTTGCACGGCAGTTCGCGCAGGCTGCCGCATCACAGGCGGTCGGTCCTGGCTTCGCGAACTTCGTAAGCATGGGGCAACCTGGGCAGCAGCAGCAGCGGCAGCAGGAGCCTGTGGGGTATCAGCAGCAGGGGCGCGGCGGCACGTGGGCGGAAGAGGTGGCTCAGCCGCCGCCGCCGAGTCCGAAGCCGCAGACGGCGCGCCGTGAGATGAAGGGACCCACTGGTGTTGAGGACATCTTGCGTGCATTCGAGTCGGAGGATCGCACACCTGCGCAGCCCGGATTCTCGCCGCCTGTACGTAATGATTTGGATGGCTCAGAAAGCATCTATACATCCACCACAATGAATGCATCCGAGTCGGTAGCGCGTAAGGGTGCGCGTGGCGGTAAGCGCAAGACCAACGCGCCCGCGGCTGGCTCCACGATTGATTTGAATGTATAACTATTTTTATACATTTTTGATAAAATTGAAATCATATAGTATTTAATATTTGATTTCAGTAAGAACCTCATTCAAAGAAAATGAGTTCCTCTAGCGTTGACCGTGGCTCAAAAGCCTCTGTATCCGGAATCGCGTATGAGAAGAAGATTGCCGCGGCGTGCGCGAAGGTCAAGTCACCTCACTGTGCGCTCGCTTTCCACACGGACCTGGCGCTCGGCGGCTGTGGTGCCGATGTCGACATTCGTCTTAACTGGAAGAAGGCGAACGACGTCTGGCTTGAGGCCAAGAGGCCTACACCTGACTGGATGCAGATGAAGCTGCATCGCGATGAGGCGGGCGTTTGGCGCGGCGCCGATAGCTGTAAGATTCCGGCGGCGAGCCGCGAGCTCTTCGAGGCTATTATCGGGAGCAAGCAGCTCTTCGGTGGAAAGACGCCCACGTTTCTCGAGCGCCGCGTGACCTACCCCGAGTGGGTCGAAATCAAGGCGGCAAATCCCGAGTTCAGTGATGTCTACATCACGTGTGAGCCTAACACCATCTCGGACCTCTACAGGGCGAAGGGTTGTGCCTACATTCAGGTAGACGGCAAGGGGCTCTTCCACACTGGCGAGGACGTGTGTGGCTTTGGTGTCCCCTACTTCAAGTGCGAGCAGCGCATTCGCATTCGCATCAAGGTGCATGGGCGCAAGCTTGGCGGACATGCGCTTCTTTCCGTTATGGCAGCAGCACAACCAGTTAAACTGGATACGCTGACTCCGTCCCCTTATAGCCTCGACAACATCGCTAAGATGCCGCCACCGCTTCAGGTCGCCTCGTGATTGGGTTCGTGACTGGACTCGTGATGCTCCTCCTCGTGATGCTCCTCCTCGTGATGCTCTTCATGGTGCTCGTCTTCGTGATGAAGATGGTGGTCCTCTGCGTGTTTCTGTACAGCCTTCATCTTCTCATCGTATGTCTTATCAGCATCCACTTTTTTAGACTCATCGGTGCGCCAGCCGGGAATTAAACACAAACTGCTGTTTTCGTTCGCAAAGAGCCATAATACTGAAAGTACTAGCGCTGTCGCCCAGAACGCCACTGCTAAATTACGTGTAGCGATAAACATGACCGCGAACAGGATAAACGGGCGAACGTAGGGTTGCGCCAAAAACCATTCTTGACGTTTGGTCAGTTCCATTGATAAAAATCGACCACCCAAGTTTAAAAAGATGTAGAAAACACCAATTATATATGGATTTCCGTTCAGAACGGTCAATGTAGCTGATAATGGGTCCAGCGGAGGGGGAATTGGCGGGGGCATAAATCCCGCCGCCACCGCCCCAGACCCTCCAACAACTTGAATAATTGCGGGAACTCCGCTTTTTTGAACCCTTCTTGGCATTCCCTGTTACGGTATTCGGTTTTACTTTGATGTGCTCACTAGGTGTACATCTGCTATTAGAAAAAATACGATTAGAAACCATAAAAGTGTAACAGGAATACTATATCTAGATACAACAATCAGTAGAAGCCCAAGTATAATACGAAAGAGGGGCTCTCTGGCGTACGTACGCAGTGTTTCATCGTAGTGTTGTTCAAACGGGAGCGTAAGGAAGAGAACGAACCATCCAAGAACGAGGATAGTTGTAAATTCTATGATACGGTATCCGCTGCTCATTGTGCCTCTGATTGTTAACTATAAAATCCAACTCATGTCTGCTTATTAGGCTTGTATGGGGTACGTTGAAACCTCCTTCTCGCGAATAGCGACTGGCTTCTCATGTAAGACCTTTTCAACAAACCACTTCTTGTGTGTGGTTACCCAGTCAATTGTACCAGATGGTACAAATCCCTCCGTGCCGGGGCTCGTCTTTGGTAGCGCCGTTTTTGGCGCAATTCTGATAAGATTTACCAGACAGAATGCTATGGCAAATGCTATGGGATATTCTTTCATAGATGCTAAACCGGCGACAACTAACATTCCCACTAGGAAGATGAGTGGATTTGACACTTTGGAATGATATTCCACCGGTATTATCTCAATATTTGAGCCGACTATAACAAGGGCTAGTGCCACCAGCCAATCTACCTGGACTGGTGGTAACCACATTGGCGGTTGCTTTCCACCTACTGCTTGCATTCCTGAAAAAGGGACCGGTTATATTCCGGTTAGTGGATTCTTGTAATCATCCAGCACCTTACGTGGGTCAAATGTATCGGGAACTGTCTGATATTTTCCATAGACGCGCTTATTCAAATCGTACACAATCTGTAAGCCTTTTGTAAAATCGCTTTTTATGAAAAGCAAAAGCGCCCTGTAGTTCTGTGCAACTTGTAGTTCTGTCGGAGGTTTCTCCTCTTCTGGTTCAGCAGCCTTCTTTAATATTGAATATGTTATGAGATTTACATCATTATTGTCATAACCCTCCCTTATATTCTTATGATACCAAAAATTTGCAGTAATCAAGCAAATTCCTAAGACTAACACGACTCCAGGAAGCCAATCAGGGACCTTCATTTCTATCTGTGCTTGGGAACTTCATTTGAAAATACACACACAAAGTAGGGTTAATCTTCCACGAAGGAGGATGTCGTATTGTACTTTAGAAGAAGCATTTCAAACAAGTATTTCCGACAGCGTACTGCCGCCAGTACGTCAACAGCTCGAAGAGCCGAGCAATAGAGGCGAACGGGGGCGACTCAAGCCCCGCAGAAACAAGCGCTCTACTTTACCACCACCCGAAGCCGGTGTTATCGAACCTGATAGACCGGCGCACAGACCCAAGGAACCCGCCGAGCTTCTTGGTGGCGGGATGCCCGTAAACGAAACTTCAACGAGTCTCTCATCCTATCTAATCGGCGCTGCCGACCCCGGTGAAGACTACTTCCCCTATCCTAATGGTGCTGGATCTGAACCCGGATTTGACAAACAATTTCTACTTGAACCCAACTGGTATGAGCAGTTCCAAGAGCGCACACCGAGCCCTCGTGCCGAGACGCCACACCTTCCCGGACCTTTGGTCGATGGATATAGTACGTTATATCAACAAATCCCGCCACCCAGATCTGCGACTGATATTAAACGTAACATGGTGAGCCCGACAGCTTTACCAGGTCAGCCAACAACGATGGCGGGAGCATCTACAAATGACCCAGAGTTACGCAAGCGCATCGACGATCTATTTTCCAAAATTGACCAACTCGATGTTTCTCGCACCGAATCAAACCATTCTGAAATCATTCTGTTCGTTATGACCGGTATCTTTGTCCTTCTTATGTTGGATTTGCTGCTGAAGCAGGGCTGTCGTGCACTAGGAACGATTGTAAATGCTACAACCGTGAGTGCACAGAGACCAGTTTTCGGTGGAATGTATAGTAACCCATTCTTTTTGTAGTCGAATGAATATTTTATATCGGTAGTGATATCTACTGATATAAAATAGCTATATTGAAATCATATAAAAGTCACCTTTTTAACACTATCATAATTTGACGACGGGGGTGACACATATTGCTGTGTCGTTTTCTTTATCACCGGTTTTACGGGTGCCTCCAATGTGGGCTGCTGCTTCTGTTCAATAGCATTTTTCATTGTTACAACGATTGGGCTCCGCTCTTCTTTATATAATGTATCATGCTTACGCCACGAAATCCAAAGAAGGCTTGGTGGATAATACTGAACCTCAAAGTTGGAATGGCGTAAATTCCAGACAATATAAAGTATACAGTCGCGCATATTAAATCGGGGAACTCCCATAACAAATTCGGGTACCTGAAAAAGTAACGATTTGTCATTTTGAGGCATTCGGGATATGGTTCGTATCTTTGTATGCGCCTGTTCGAGTATATTGTTATAGGTTTTCAGTTTTAAAGTATCCCGCCTCTCTTGGTCTGAATACAGACTCTGAGGGTCTAATTGCGGCGGCAACGCGCTCATTAGTTGATGATGTCATTTTGTTATTAGGTATTTTCCGCTTAAAAAATCAAGAAGATAAGCCTAGTAGCTGATGCCGAAACATCTCGTTTTTGCTGGTGGGGGACCTCGTGTGCTCGTGTTTCTCTCATCAATTGAAGTTTTAACTAAACATAAAATGTTAGGTGAGGTTAAAAACTACTGGGGAAACTCATCGGGTGCCCTTCTCGCAACCTTGTTGAGCATAAACACACCCCTGCCAAAAATTCGCTCCTTGTTTGAAACGTTCGATTTTACTAAGCTACGTGATATAGAACTATCTAATATAATGTCGTTTGGTGAAAACTGGGGCTTAGATTCTGGGACAGCATTTTATAAAAATGTTAAAGAGATTCTTGAAGAGGTAAAACCAGGTTCATCAAAGTATACGTTACAAGAGGTTCCTAGTCTACATATTACTGCAGCCGATTTGACTGCAGGAAAATCAATCGTTCTAGACAGTAAAACATCACCTACTCTCAAACTTATTGATGCACTTCGTGCCACAACATCTATTCCGTTCTTCTATACACCCTTTCGTAACCCCATAAATAACCATATTTTGGTTGATGGTGCGGTAGGTTATAATTTTCCTTGGATGATGTTGCCCTCGGATAATGACAGATTGACCGCGCTCGGATTTGATTATCATACAAACAGTTGGCAGAACGGACCTGGTTCATTAAGTGAATATATACCGACAATTTTACATTTTCGTGAACGTTTATGGAATTCATCAGTATTAAAACCAATAGGACCGAATATTTTACGTTTCAAAGCAGTAGGATTTCCAGCATGGCATCTCGCTCTTAAAAAAGAAGACCGAGATGAATTATTTACAATTGGTCGCACCGAGACTGAAGCCTGGGTTACACAACATTCTTCTTCAAAAACAGCTGCAGTCCCTGTAACGTCCGCTCGCCCGCGTACTCTTCAACAACCTGACCCTTCGGGTCGTACAGGATTACCGTCGGGTAGCCGCGGACATTCACCCCCTTCATCAACTCCTTATCAGAGTCCGCATTTACCGTTTGAATATCCACTGTCGAAGCGCCGATGGTCTGTGTAGAACCGAGCTTTGCGAACTCGGGCTTGAAAACCTTACAATGTCCACACCAGTCCGCGTAGTAGAGAACGAGCTTGTGATTGCCTGAGCCGGCGAACCCCTCACCTTTAACCAGGTAGGACACGTACACACGATAGACAACCCAGAGACCTACGAGGACTAGTCCAAGATAGAGCGCCATTTCACTCGATACATAGTTGGTCATTTTACCATATTGACAGATTTTTCTGTAAAGACATACGCATTTCAGAAAAATATGATTTAACGGGTTGATATAGAGACTAAATTCAAGTATGTGGCTTCTACGTAAAGGACGCCTTATCCGGGTAGACCTCTATATCGATCCTTGCTGGAGCGAATCAGAAATATGGTCTATGCGAAATATGTATTGCCGCTTTCGTAGCGAAGGACTTTCCGATTCAGAGGCTATAAGTCTAGCTTCTGTAAAACTATGGAAAGAGAAATGGGCTGGCACTCGCTATATTGACCGCGTTGAGATGTCTGTAAAGAACGCTACTCTTTAGAAAAGCGCGCGTTGCGTTGTAGGCGCAATGTCTCGCGTGCGGCATTCTTCTTTGCACGACACGTTTTTACATTCGGGCTTGTCTTCTTACCGCAACCCGATGAAAACGTTGAAACCTCTTTACACAGACCGCTGAACGAATCGTGTGGTGCGCTTTCTGCCATTGATTTACAAATTGTCTGCTCCATCTTAAAGAGCCAATTTAGAACGGCACGTTTGCCATTTTTAACCGGTGCTTTTCCATGCAGTCTAGCGGCTTTTTTCCAGACTGTTCGCCATTGCTCAAACGGTAGAACATCTCCAAGGAGGTCCCACCATTTCTGTATATACGGCAGACGCTCCTTGTAGTTCATCGTATTCCACTTGTTCCTAAGAACAGGTGTTGAGAGATCGGTGGGCGCATCCTCCATAGGTGTTGAGGCGGAGGTTTTTGAGGGTGTCGTATTTGCTATGGAGAAAAGGAAGTCCCACCCTAGTATTTGCGTCGAGGCGCAGGGCATCGTGGTCCACTGCTCATAGCGATTTTGGATATCTGTATACGTGGGGTCGGGTTCAACTGATATGCT